GTGGCTTGTACCACGAAGGGGACAGCGGATTGGACGTGTCGTAATCGTTGGGGTAGGTCCACACCGCTTCCACATTCCGGAGCGCGCGGAGGAAATGTTTCTTATTGCCGACCTTGACCTTGGACGCCTTATCGGTGCCGTCGCCTATACCAGTCTTCAATTCGTCAGGCTTGTCCCAACTCCCGTCATCAAGGAACAAATGTGAACGGCCCATTAACAAGTCGGACTCCACCCAGTCGCGGCAACGATCTCTTGCGCGCAAGCGGTCGAGTTCGGCGTTGATCTTGCGGATTTTCTTGCTGCGCTGCTTCTGCGCCTTGTCGTCTTCCTCGCCAGTCGATTGCAGCTCAATCCATTTGCGGGTGCATTCAGTCGAGATCACACTAGCGAAGCGGCGGTATTCCGGCCGTTGCGCCATTTCCGCAAGTACAGGATAGCCTAGGAAGAACAAACCTTCCGCGTACATGGAATAGAGAGCGCCAGCAGCCCATGTACTCGCAATGAATGGAACCTCGTCCTGCGCCAGCTCTGGCGGCTTCCAGTTCTCCGGCACGACCATGGGCGGCGGGCTGTACGGACGAAATACGTCCTCCAGCGGGATCGGACTTTCCGATGGCTTGTGACGTGCGAACGCCTGCAATGCTTCGGATATCTTGGTAGGCTTGCGGGCGGGAGCTACTGCGGCTTCGGCCTCAAGGGGGGGTTTGCGACTTCGCTCGGAAGTCGCGCCCGCAAGTTCGGTTATCTCCGGTCGACGGCCTACGCGCACGCTCGTCACCTGTGGTGAACGTACAGACGTGATCCGTCGCTTCAGGGACATATATCAATACTTTCGCATGTATCGGGACTGCGATTCCGCCGCCCAACTCATAGCGCCTTCCGGTATCTTGGTGCCGCCACGGCGAATGCCTTCCACCGCATAACGAAGCGCGTCGATGACATGATTGTTCTTATCCTCCAGAACAGGAAGCACTTCCTGCGTGTGATCGTCGATCTTCCATGAGTAATCATACATTTCCTCGATGGTCTTCGTGCACCGGGGATGCACAATGATGTCGTAGGACTTGAGGAATTCGATACCGTCTTCGACCGAGCCCGTACCCTTGAGCGCGGGCTTGATATTGAATCCCTGCCGCTTCATGAACGAAATAGTCTCAGGGCGTGAGCTGTCCGCCGTGATCGACCATTTGCGTGCGCCGGTCACTGTGTCGAACAACCGTGGTGTATGGTCGATCTCGCAACCGACCGCCCACGCTTCCTGATGCACGTAAAGCTTGTTGCCGACTATAAAGCAACACACCAGCACGGTCGGGTCGTTGGCGTAGCCCCAGTCCGCGCCATAGTAGAACCGCTGCGTACCACGGGGGATTTCAAACTCTTCGATCTTCCAGTTGTGAAAGACCTGCGCTTGCGACCGCTTGGCGTATTTGCCTAGCCACACATGCGCATATTTATCCGGGTCTCTTACACGGTCGCGGCGCATATCCCGGCGAAGTTCGTCGGGGAACCACGGATTGTCGTGGTAGTTCGCTTCGACGCTAACGAAATCGGGATCGCCCTCGTTGCCGTTGAAATGCTTTTCGACTGCATCTTTAGGCGAACACGGATTCCAGCTAAACCATTGCTCGCTGTCTTTCCGGAACGTAGGCACAGCCGTATCAACGGACCCCACGGACAAAGCTTGCGCCTCTTCGTACCAAGCCCGATTGAAACCCTCCATCGACTTGATATCGACTGCGTTCATGGTCTGAAGACCCTTGAACACGACCAACGAATCGTTCGGACCCCGTATCTCTTCGCGGGTGATCAGAAACCGGTCTGACAGGCCATGCTCTTTGATCTTGTCTTCTAGGAGCTGCTTGACCGAGTCCTTGATGGACTTCTGCACCTCGCGCAGACAAACCCCCCGCGTGTGACGACGAATACAATCCATGATCATCATCGTCGCAAAGCAATGGCTCTTCCCCGAACCGCGTCCGCCGTGCGCCCCCTTAAACCGGCGTGGCACAAGCAAGGGCTTGAACACCCGTGCAACCGGTGGGCTGAGAACATTCGATTGCTGAGACACACGACGCTGCATGACAGGGAAACTACTGAATGGTGTGAGGTGTTACGTCAATCAGCTTATCGTCGTCACTCTCTTGTGGATCGACAATGACGTAATGAATGACCTCGATCTTCTTGGTCTCGGTATGCTCGGTCTGCATCCGGCCCTCAAACTTGATCGTATCGAAGCCCATCAACTTCGCGCGTCGCTCCTGTATGCGCAGAACCGAATTGATGGCCGAGTGATCGCCTGCTACTGCGTCGGGATACACCGCAGCCTGCATTTCGTCCAGTCGATGCAGCTCCATTTCGAGCACGGCCTGAGCTGGCTCTTCCACCATCTGCTCCATGCCCTCGCTCACCAGATTATAAGCGTAGGTGGCCGTCATCTTCATGGCCTCCCCGATCTTGGGATAGGAGTGGCCCATGCGACGGTACTCAAGAGCCTCGGCTATCTTCGCCTGATGAATGATCGCCCTTGGGGATGTATGCGAATTCTTGACGGTCTTCCCCTTATTTGGAACTGGGGGCTTGGTTCTTGCTACCCTCCTCTTCAAACCCACGATACTGAAATCCCTCTATTAGCTTTTAACAAGTCGTTAAACTCGCCATTCACCGTCAGTCAAATACCCATGCCAACCACACGTCTTCTTGCGCAGGATGCTAGGCGTTAAAGTTGGGCTTAATTGGCTCCCGTTCCAATTCCACGCATCGTGATTGTCGTACTTATAGAACGGAAGCGATCCCACTCCTTGGCACCCGCACGGGCAGACATACATAAGCCCGGTTATTTGATATTCTATGGTCGGCGCGCCCTGTCTGTCATTGCCGTAAATGTACGCGCATGTCCCCGCTGGCAAATAGCTTCGCGGCACGCCTTCATAGCAGAATGTAACGGTGCCGAGAATGTTCGTGACGAATGTCGCGCGTAGTGTCATCTTGCTTTACTGTGCTGACTGAATCTGAATGCTTACATTGACGCTGATAATCGACTTATCCAGCGTGTACCCGATCATGCCGAAGATGGGGTAGTTTATGCTATGCCCGGCTTCAATGTCGGAAAGTGCGTCGATGGCTGCAAAGGCGCATTCCTGTGCAGCAGGAACACCCGCTTTGTTTACGGGGTCCTGCGCAATGACCCTGACGAATTCCTGAGCGATTGCCTCTTTTGCGTCGTCTCTGGTCGGGCCGTTGCCTTCTTCTTGGTTGCCATAGTCAATTCTCCTTATCTCTTTCGCGAAAGACGCGCCACATTCGCCTTGTTCAAGAGCGATGACTGGTAGAATTTTCGGAGATTCGGACGCAGTTGTGGCGCACGAGGAAATGCCTTTATCAAAAATGGTAAGGGCAGTCAAGGGGTAGCGGCTGGTGACCGTCCACGCCATCCATTCTGAATATACCACGAACGCAAGGACGCTGCTATCTTAGCTCGACTTTCTGAGGATAGCCTACCACGCCGCCTATTCGACTCTGAAGCCCCCGGACGTTTTTGTCCCGTCTGTTTCAATCCTGACATCTTTCTAGAACTAGAACCCGCCCCATTAGTCCCGTTTCTTATAGAATCCTGTGTATTATCTTTGTGCGCCCCCCATGCCAGATTAGTCAACCAATTATGTTTCGGATTATCGTCCAGATGACGAGCAAGCGAACAACCCTTCCTATTTCCGTAAGGAGTTGGAGGGGGACCAACAAAAGCCAACAAAACTAGCATAGCTACAGAAACAGTGGAACCCAATGCACCTGACACATGATACCCATTTTTTGAAATAGTAAGAATCCGTCCTTTCTTAGAACGTCTATAACTCTTAATATGTCCTAGTGAACTAGCGAAATAGCCGTCAAACCCCGGAATAGGCTTCCACTCTTCCTTAGAGATATATCTTGCTTCGCCCATTCTTTTTCTCAACTTTTATAGTACCCGCAAACTCACCACTACCAAGACTGTGATGATCTACAAACCATATCGCTTTTTGCTGTTGCTGTGCAATGTCTCTCAAACACTCCAAAAGACAACCCACCCCCTGCTCTGACATCCCTCGCGTCGGTTCATCCAAACACAATAAATTTGGCGTCAGACCCGCACGGGCCAGCAGGACTTCAGACAAACCAAACGCGGTCGCGAGCTGAAGCCGCTGCACTTCCCCTCCACTATACGACTTGAAATCAATCGGCTTGCTGGACCCGGCAGGATAGAGGAGCGCATGGAAGCCCAGACTAACAGTCCCGGACTTGGTTTCCCGCTCCGTATGCAACTCAATCCTCCAGTCGATCAAGCCCAACCGCTCGGCGTGCTGCGTCGCGGCCACTTCCAATTCCCTGCAAGCTTCGTCCAGTAACGACAGACGGATTTCCTTGAACACCTTGCTCCAGTATTCCCCGAACGCCTGTTGCTTCTCATGCCCCCGAAGGTCCTTGGTCGCTTCGGCCTCTTCCACCTTGATCGTCCGGAGCTGTTTGCCAATCCGCTGCAACATAGTCTCGTGTGGATTGGTTGCCTTGTCCATTTCCTCCAATAGTTCGCCAGCCGCTTCCAGATTGCGTTGCGCTACGTCAACCTTGCTCTTCCATTTGCTGTATGCGTCGAACGCTTGCCCAAAGCCACGATTGCGCTGGTTGTATTCCGATCCCGCTTTAGTAAACTCATTCTCCAGCAACTTCCGCTTCTTATTAGTCTCGGTTGCGATCTTGGATTTCTCCACGATCTGTTCCCGGATACTAGCGATCTCGGAATCTGCCTCCTTGATCTTGCCAACTACAATTCCTGTAGGCATGACCTGTTTACATTCAGGACACGTCTTGTCCTGTTTGGCTTGATGCAACGTTTCTAGCCGGTCGCGTAACTGCTTCTCCTGCCGCTGTAAGTCCTCCACGACCCGGTTTGCTTTGTTGACCGTCTTCTCGTATTCCCGAAGAGCTTCACGGGCCTTGTCCAATGCGTCGGAACTCACGTCCTTTGGCTTGGCGACCTTTTCAGCCGTCAGCTTTGCGAGTATGCTATTCAGCCCCTTAAATGCCTCCCGCATATCCCCGATCTTGTCCTTTTGCTCGGCCTCCCACTTATCCCGTTGGGCTTCCGTGCTCTTCCTCGTGGCTTCCAGAGCCTCCCTGTTGCCCGCAATCCTAGCGGCGGTCTGCTTCAGGGCCTCGGCCTTCTTGCCTGCATCCTTGCCGATCTCTACGGACCTGTTCGCGGCACCGATCCATTTTTCCAATGACAGGATTTCACTGAATAGCGCCGTCTGTTCCGACGGCGACATATCTAGGAACATCCTGCCGAACTGACCCAGAATGATCGTACGGCGAACAGCCTCTTCTGATAGTCCCAATATCCGGGGAATGGCTTCCTGCGCAATCTCGTGGTCCGTACATCCCGGACCCGAATACCTGATGCTGTTAGGATTGCGTTGACGTGTAAGTAAAAACACGTCTTTGTCACGACCAAACTTCAACATGACCTTGGTCGTGCTGCCTTTGGCGTTCCAGCTCTTGACGGCATCGGCCGGTCGGGAATCCCTGATCGTATCCCCAAATAGGCACCAGATAATCGCGTCAAACAAAGTGGACTTGCCCGCGCCATTGGAGCCTAGCTCCGGCTCGTCCTGATTGTCACCCGCGACAAAGTACAGGCCGGGCTCCAGATCGAGCACGATCTCATGATGTCCGGAAAACGATTTGAAATCGTCTAGAACAAGACTATCGAATATCAGGTCGGACATTATCCCCCCTCCTTCAGCACGCTTTGCCCGAAAGCCGCCAATTCCTTTTCCAGCTTATTCTTCTCGATGAACGCCATCAGGATTTCACCCTCGTCAATCCGCGTCGTGCTGATCTCACCCGACTTGCGCCGTTTGATCTTTTCAGGAGTAGCTAATAATTCCAGCCCGCAAAGCTGCCACCCCTGTTCTTCGTAGTTCTTGCGAATAGTCTCTCGGAGTTTGGGCCATTCCGAAAACTCCGACCGCGGAAGATGCACCCGCACCTTGACCTGATCACCCTTGGCGAACTTGGGCAGGCTTCCCCATTCTCCTTGAATATCAACGACGTGTCTATTGATACAAGGAAAGTGCAAGTCACGCGGCTTGAGATCATCTTCCAGCAGGACCACACGCGGAATATACACGTCACCAAAGTGGACCCGATAGGGCGATCCTACGTATTCGATATTCTTGCCGACCCGCTGCGGAACGTGAATATCCCCGCTCCAGACCTGCGCCTTGATCCCGGCGAACACAGACGGCGGCACGCCCCTAAGCTGCGTATCGTTCTCGCTCCGAGCACCAGAGAAAGTCTGATGACACAGGATCAACCAGTATTTCGTGAAGTCGAACTCCGCCCAATCTTTTTCATAGTCGTTTGTATGCGGCAACGCCAGAATATTGCCGGGCAATGCTGTGGGCTCGCTGATGTAATCGACGCGAGGCATGTTCCGGAGGAAGCGAAAGAACGGCCATTCCTTGTCGATGTAGTCGTGGTTGGCCTTGAGCACCAACACGTCGGCGTCTTCCGTCAGGGAGTGAACCCCAACCGCTAGTTTGTTGGTGACAACTGCGCTATGCCTGTCCTTGGCATCCGTCAGATCGCCCAATATCCCAAC